CCGATCTGACAGCCTTTGCGTATTGCATTAAACGCGGTGGACGCTGCCATGATTGCCGTGGCGGGGTCTATCATGGCTCATCGCTCCATCAGGCGGTCTATTTTTTCTTCGATGCGATCAAAGCGCGAAACGATCTGCGCCATGACGGCGCTGCTGTCTGCCTTGGTGACGTAATCCTTGGCCATTTCTTCGCGGGTCTTGTTTAGCAGAATATTGAGGCGCTGCATCTCGTCCACAGCGCTCTTCAACACCCAGCCGATCAGGCCCAGTCCGGCAGTCAATGCAGCCGTCCAAAGCAGATCAGCGTCCATCACGCCGCTTCCTGTTCTGTCCAAGTGTTGGCAGATATAGATTGATCAGCCCAAGTCGTCGGCGTTACGGGCTCCTCCTGCCACTTAAACCTCGCAAGCCCGACATCTACAGATCCGCACAAAACGCCATCAGTCGTGATCTGGTGGTCTTGCGCGATTGCCGAGCTTGCCGCTGTTGGGTTTGATGTATTAACGTCATTTGCTGCAATGTTGTGAACCTGAGTTATCGCAGATGTAGCGATTGTCGGGTTTTGCGTGGAAACATCATTGCCAGCCAAAATGTGCTGAATGATCGCAGTCGCAGTTGGAATGCTTACCGATCCGGCGCTTACATCATTTGCCGCAATGCTGTGAACCTGAGTTATTGCGGATGTAGCGACCGTTGGGGTTTGTGCCGATACATCGGCACCCGCCAGTGTGTGTTCTTGGGTAAATACACCATCGCCAACACGAACATGCCCCGCAATAACATTCGGCGCCGAAAAGCTTTCATCCTCAAAGCAAGTTAAATTTGGCACGCTTGCTGGGTTCGCAGTATAAACCAGTGTTACGACATGATCTTGAGATATTGCCGTGGTGTCCACGGTCGGCACGCCGGTGGAAACGCTTTCGTTCGGAATAGTTTGCTCAAACGTACCTACATCAGCAATCGCTGCACTGGATATTGGGCTTCCGCTAATCATTTAAATCCACCTTGGCCCCTCAAACCATGCTACCAAAGAACGTCTTGTGCCGCTTGTCACAGGCTGCACTGCATGTTGCAAATAGCTTGGGAAAACTAAGACCGTTCCCTTTTCTTTGGAGCTTTTATCGGGACTTTGACACTCGCTAAACGAAAAATCGCCGCCTTCATATTCATCTGGGCTCGATAGCTGCACGGTCACTGATAACTTACGGTCTAAGCCATCATCGCGGTTCCAATCAATGTCGTGGTGCCAAGAATAGTGACCACCCTCTGAGCCTAAGTATTCTGTAAACTGTATGTCGGCTTTTTTATATATATGAGCCTTAAAAGCATTTCTATTTGCTATGTCTACAAAGTCATACAAAAGATCCAAAACAGGCTTGCTGTTCGTAAGCCATGCAACGCGACTTTTACGAACATCAGATCCACTTTTATTAAAAGTTGATGCTTCCGATGTATCTCCAGCCAACTTAACAATTTCGTCAACTCTATATTCGGGGATTGCTCCAGAAAACATCTGCCAGTTTTGCCGCGTCATGGCTTAGTAGGCCACGTTATACTATGTGGAAAACCCGCTTGCTGCGGCACATTGAGCAAGTCTGTTCTGTATTGCGTCCATGCTGCGCGTTGTGCATCTGTCAAAGCATTCCACCTCAAAGTATTGCCAGCAATAGGATCAACCTCATCCGTAAGCTTGTTATCCCTTACCGACCTTACATTTTGCGATGCCTCTGCGTCTAACTCAGCTTGAGTTGGTGCAACATAAGCTGCTATATTAGTACCCAAGATAATTTTTAAGTCTTGATTATTAATTGATGTATCTGTGTCATCGTCACGCAGTGTGTATGGTATCCAGCCAAACTCTGGATGATTGATTTCACAATCTATGTTTCCATCTGCGTCTGTATAAACAGCACTTCTTGCTTCTGTGATTTGTATGGCCATTTTAAGAAATCCTTACCCATAATGCTGTATGATACCCCACACCAAAATTAATCTGTGACACTTTTGGAGACATTAGCCTCCAAGTGCCACTTAAACTTGCACTTGTTGAAGTTCCAGAAGTCGCTTCGTCTATAAAAGGCATACCGTTATAGCCGTATGAGCCTTGATTTTCATAGTGCGTTCTTAAATTGCTACCCGCTGTAGTATACCCCCCTGATAAAGGCGACATTGCGTAAGTAATATAAACAAGCGCTGTGGCATAACTTCCAACCGTTGCATAACTTGTTGATGGTGTTCCCGCTGGCCCCGTCGGCCCCGTCGGCCCCGTGCTTCCCGCGCTTCCCTGCGGCCCAGTTGGCCCCGTTGGGCCGGTTGGGCCGGTGACAGAGTTGCCTTGAGGCCCCGTTGGCCCCGTCGGGCCCGTTGGGCCGGTCGGCCCCGTAACAGAGTTACCTTGAGGCCCCGTTGGCCCCGTCGGGCCCGTTGGGCCGGTCACTGAGTTTCCTTGCGGCCCAGTCGGGCCTGTGGGGCCTGTGGGGCCTTGGAGCGCAGCGTTGGTGATGGTTTGCTTTTCCCAAGCCCCTGCGCTTACGTCATAAACAGGAATGAGATCAGAACCTGTTGCATCTGTACCAGTAGAAAAACCAGTTAAAGCTGACCCAACATTCCCAGTATCAGTGACATCCGCACTAGCCTCAATGCCATCTAGCTTCGTGCCATCCGCTGCAACGTCACGACCATCAATGGTTCCGCTTGCTGCGATATTACCAGAAATTGAGACTCCTGTGCTACTGGTGGTTAGTTTTTCAGAGCCATTGTGGTATAATCGAACAGCATCCGTATCTATAAAACGTGCCGAATAACGTGAACCAGTTGGGTCTTGGATAGAAACTTCACTCGACCCTCGTATTACAAGATTGCCTGTGCTTTCATCTGAAATAAAACTATTATTACCATCATGGTAAATCTGTAGGTCAGATGCGCCAAAAGTAACCTTGTCGTTATCTCCTAAGTTAATGTCACCCGTCATCGTGCCGCCAGCTTTAGGCAGCGCAGCATCAGCAGTAGCACCCTGTGCGGCTGTAGCGTAGTCAGAGCTATCAAACGCTTTAACTTGAGCTAAGTTTGTTACCTCGCTATCCATCAACGCGCCAGCCGCCGTTACATTGGCCGTGTCCGTTACGTCTGCGCCGGCCTCGATCCCGTCGAGCTTTGTTCCATCCGCTGCAACATCACGACCGTCAACGGTGCCGCTGATAGTAAGGTTGCCCGTTAAGCTTACATTGCCGCTAGCGTCACGCACCAAATACTTTTCAGCCGGCACGGTCACAAAAATATCTTTTGAGCCGGACGGCCAATCTACTGCGTTATCGCTATTTGAGCTTTCCAGAATAGTGTCGCGCGAAAGCGTAGTTCCAGAAGCAGTAAATGTTCCGATACCAACCTCGTACAAGCTGCCATCTGTACAAGCATAATACGTGGTATTCCCGTTCCCAACGGCTGCAAACGACTGGAAGCCGTCTGAGGCGCCGGCGAGCGTATAGGTGCCGGTAGACGTTGTCGTGGTTGTTTCTTTGACGCGGTCAGCAATTACCAAGGCCATGACAGTTCCTCTTCACTATTACGATGGATCTGGGATGCCTACGTCCAAAGCTTCTAAACTGAATGTGTTTCCAGATGTGACCGACTGAGACGCCGTAAGCGAGCCCGTGACAAGCAGGCGGCTGTTTCCGGTGTCAACTATCGCGTAGTGCGTTGCTGTTCCGGTGCCGGTCACTGTGCCGCCAGATGACGCTGCCATCGTGACCTTGCGCCCACCGCCAGAACGATCCGCTGGCGCGCTAATCGAAATGGATGTCTGGTTTCCAAGTGTGTGTGTTGATGTCGCCTCTGCGTAAGTCGTTGCCTCTTGTGAGGTAATATCAACGCGATTGGCCTCCGTATCTAAAGTCGTAAGGCCGTTATCTAAAACGCGGTCTGCAATGCTTGCCATCTTAATAGCTCCTAAATTTCATTTTATGGCCAGTTCCGCCAAATTTCGCTTTATCGCTCTCTGCATTTATAGCACCTATCGCATTTTGCAGCAACGTGCCCCACACCTGTGTTCTGGGGTCGTCCGCTAAATACGGGGCGCTGTGAACCAACGCGCCATATAGCAGAGCGTCGGGGTAGTAAGTTAGCAGCCAATTGGTGGTGTTGCTGTCGCTCAAAGCTTCAGTTCGAGCGTAATACACCATTTCCAAAATAATTGTGTCAGAATCTGGCGTCGGGAAAACCTCTATTGACCCATCGGTGATGGCGTAAAAGCGTGGCGTGCCCGTGTTGTTTCTGTTCAGCTCACGCTGCTCCATCATCTGCGCTTGGCTTAAAAGCTCCAACCGGCTTGTGTTTCCGGTAGTCAGGCTAAGCCGAATGGGCTCTAAAAAATCCTGTGGAAACTGGCTGTACTGCGTATCAAGCGTGGTCGTGGATCTTTTCTCCATACGCCAGTGCCTGATCTTGCGATCAAGATCCACCTCCGCCAGTGATATGAACGTCGGAATAACGCTTGTTAAATCGCTGCGATTTAAAAAGTCTGCGATGTTCGTTTTTAGCTCAGCATATGTTGTGATGGCCATCTGCTATCCTTAAAGCGTGCCGGCTCTTGTCCGGAAGACGCGGTTGTCTCTATCGTTAAGCCATTTCTTCAAACGCTTCGGATCGTCCGCAATGCCTTGGCTCTTGAGCTGATAATACACTGAAATTGGTATTGACGCCACCCGCGCCATATCCCCAAATTTGCCGTCAGTTTCGTTATAAGCCCGCTTGTTGCTTTCTGCGATATGCTGGCTGTCTTGGACAGTCTCCACCACATATTCGCCCTTGCCAGTGACGTGCCAGTATTTCGTAATGCCGGTTGCTGCGTCTTGGCTAAACAGTCTCTTCATAACCCCTCCTGTGGTAAAGGGGCGGCTAAGCGCCGCCCCCTCATTGTCACGATACGTTCAGATCGAACACGCCGCCGTGAGCCGCTTCGTTT